CGTTGTAACTGATTTCTAAATCTACCCTTAGGTCCTGCTGATTTTTTCCATCTATTTATTTGTCGCAAGTCATCATCGGTGCGTCTACCATTATAAAAATTGCAATACCATTCTATCCAACCATAAGGATCTATATCTTCCTTAATCCAATTTTTACTCATCCAAAATTCATAGGATGTTCCCACGACTACATTATATCTATTGGCAGTTTTATCATACTCTTGTTGTGCTATTTTATTTTTAGGAATACCTTTAAGAAAGCTAAACTTTTTATGATGGTTTTTATATATTTTTTTTGTTTTAGGAGATTTAATTTCTCTGAAATAACTACCACCCATAATACCTATTTCAAACATTTCCTTAGGAGTTACATTTGGCTTAAACTCTGGATAATCTGCAAACTTCTTCATTACTCTAAAAAATGAGTACATAATTTATAAAATCTCTTGAATTTCAAAAAGTTTATAAAAATCATAGAAAAATAAAATTATGTACTCATTTTTTTAGAGTTATTCATTAATATATCTATAACTAAATGATGTTCCACAACCACAGCTATATGTAAGCTTCTTATCAGGTATAAATATAAATTTACTTTCAAATATCCCATTTTTTAAATCCTGTTTTAAATAATCAATAGTTGTGCCTGATAATAAATATTCATTTTTGGGTTCAATTAGTACATTGATACCCTTATTTTTCTCAATAACTGGATTCTCTTTTAATGCTTCCTTATATTTATCATTAGTAATCATTTTGAATTGATAACTAAATCCATTACATCCCCCACTCGAAGCAGATAACATAAAAGAATTATTATTGCTATTTTTAATAATAGATATTAACTTAGTCCAAGCATTATTTGTTACAATTATTTTATTCATTATTTATAATATTATTTAATATTTAAATAATTATATTTTGCATAAAAGTTTAATAAATCTTTCTCGTTCCTCAATAGTTAAACCAGCTAAATATCTATTTATTTTTGTTTTTGGTGATATTTCCGTATTTAAATGGAAATTATAATTTGCCATAATACTATCTTTGTCATGCTTGATATTAAATGCCAATTGTCTAAACATTTTAATATAATTTTTATCAGTAACACCAAGTATATAAGCTACATCATCATTCCAAAAAGCCATTAAATCATTATCTATAATAGAATATATATTGAACTCGTCCAAATAATCATTGCCATATTCATATCCTATTTTTTCATATCGTTTAAATATTTTATTTTTATGATTGTTAAAACTTCTAATATCATTTAGTAAACCATGATCCTGGGGATATATTAAATACTTATTCAAGATTAAGCTTTGAATATCATCAGGTAGCTTATCAAATATATTCATTATTTTTTGTATATATATAATATATATATATTTATCAATTTTTATATACTATGAGCGCGCATTATATAATTTTCTATATAGTAATGATATTAAACGTACAAATTATCAATGGATTTTTCACAGTTGGTCCGACCAATAAAGTAATATCTATGAAACAACCACATATGTCGTTAAATTTTAATAATATGAAAAAAAAAACTTACAATAAACTTATACGTAATAATAAAAAAATACCTAAAATTGTAAGATATTTTATTCATCAAAACTTTTCTTTAAAAGAATCAGAATTGAAACATGGGCGTATTGCTATGTTAGCAGTAATTGGTAGAGTATTCGCAGAAGTTATTCATCCAGTATTAGCAATACGATTATATGCCGATAATTTATTGGTAAATAACGAACTAGTTCCTTCTTTTATAAATGGTGGATTATCACGTATTAATTGTGTATTTTATATTTTTGTGTTGCTATATGTAGGTGTAATTGAGCTCAATCATGTCATATCAATAACAGATATTTCTAATGATAAGGTATCAATAAATAATAATGTAATATTAAAAAATTATAATGAAAAAACATTGAAGGAACAAGAAGAATTGAAAAGGATTGAAGTAAACTTCGGTAGAATAGCTATGTTATTATCTGTATGGTTTTGCTATTATGAATATACAACAAAATATAGCATTATTAATTCCGAATTATTAACTATATATCCATGGTTTATAATATTCGTATATATATTAATATTTACTTGATTTCTTTAATATGTATATGATAGTTTATAATTTCCATATATTGATATTTATTATTACCGAAAGCACGTGATATGCCAGTATCGGTATACCATACTTTATTATTATAAAATTTAATTCCGTCCATTACTGTATGTCCAACAAACATAAATGTGCAATTAATACTTTTTAACAATTCATTCAAATCATTTTGATTATCTAATTCGCGCGTCCATAATATTCCATTGTAATCTAATAAAATATTATCAAAAAGCTCTTTATCTTCTTTTAAAACGTTACCATGTAGTACAAAATTTTTCCAAATTCTATTTATATATGAAATATCCTTGCCATATTTTTTTAATAATTCTAGATGTTTTGTTGTAAGCCCTGCATGACAAAAGAACAATTCACCTATTTTTAATACAATTGGACGCTTAGATAATATAGGTGATAATACACCTTTTGCTTTAAATAACTCTCTTCTTTTATTTTCATTATTTGCCATACTTTTACTGGAAACATAACTATAATTACCAATTACATTCATAAACTCGTGATTTCCTATAATAGAAATAAACCGCCCACCTTTTGATTGTGCAAATTTATCAAGTAAATTAGTAAAATATATTACCTCAACATCATCTAATACTTCCCATTCTGCTATTGACTCATCTCTATTTAAACTATCAACTTGATCCCCCATTTGTACCACAACAGTATTAGGTGGCTCAGCAATCCATTCGATATTATTATTTATTATTTTTGCGTCAATCAATATAGTTTTTAATCTTTTAATATCTCCATGAATATCCCCTATAATAACTAATCTATCACAATTAGGATATTCATATATAATATCATCTCCAATCATCTCGTAATTGTTTAACTATTATATAACTTATATAATTTATAAAAGTTGATTGTATTTAGTTGATAATAATGAATAAATGCGATATGATGAATATTGAAAAATGCAAGAAAATAGGCAAAGTTTGCAATTACGTAACCGGTAGGTGTATAAAAGACAAAACTGTTGAAAATGTTTATAAGATAAATAAATATAGACATAGACAAAAAATGGCAATATTCGATTATGATTGGACATTAGTAAAACCTAAATCAAATGGAACATTTTCAAAAAACGAGAATGATTGGGTTTGGTTAACAGAAAAAGTGCCTATTATCATAAAAGAGTTGTATGATAAAGGATATTCCATAAATATTATTAGTAATCAAAGAAAGAATACCATTACTAAAATTAAAGAAATAAATAATGCACTTTGCAGTTTAAATATACCAATTATATATGTCATAGGGTCAGATAGCATTATTGCAAAACCAAATAAATCAATATTTGATTTATTATTAAATAATAAAAAATGGGATAAAAATAAATCATTTTACGTAGGTGATGCATTGGGAAGAAAAGAGGATTGGTCGGATGTTGATAAAAAGTTTGCTGAGAATATTGGTATAAAATATTATTCGCCAGACGAATTATTCGCAACAACTAATATTAAAAGTAAAAATATAGCAGAGAATAAAAATCAAGAAATTATAGTGATTGTTGGATATCCGGGAAGTGGTAAGACAACAATAAGTAATACATTTAATAAAGATAGATACGTTGTTATTAGTGGTGATGAATATAAAACAAGTAAAAAAATGATAAAAGAATCGGAAAGGCACATAAAAAATGGAAAATCTGTAATTTACGATGCAACTAATGCAACAAAAGATAAACGAAGCGAATATATAGCTGTTGCTAAGAAATATAATATAGAAGCGAGATGTATTAATGTTAAAACCGATATAGTAGAATCAATGTTTAGAAATAATAAAAGAGATAAAGTAATCCCCAAGATAACATATTATGTTTTTAGGAAAAAATATCAAGAGCCAAATATTGATGAGGGATTCAAGGAAGTTATATAATAATAAAATATTATAAAGACTACGAGTACTAATATAATATATCATGAATTTAAATATATATTTAATTTACACAGAAAAGTTAGAAAATCGCCAAGGTAATATCAATTCTAGTTTAGAAGCAATAAAAAAAATATGTAGCGAGAATAACATTAATTTCAAGTTAAATATCATTACTACACCATGTAATGATACAATTGATAAAAATATTGAAGAATATAATAAAAGAGTTGATTATTCTAAGTTTCCCGGTGATAATGAGTATAATAATTATATTTCATCGTTAAACTCATATCAAATTTCTAATTATGAAAAACAGAAAAATGCATTCAAACATATAATTGATAATGATAATAGTAATAAAGATGATATATATATGATTATTGAAGATGATATTATAATTGGTAAAGCATATCTAGATAATATAAAAAAACTGTTAGTAAATATCAATGAAATAAATTGGGATATTTTACTAACATCTCTAAATGTAATAAATAATACACAAGAATATATAGAATATAACACAATATATAAAAAACTATTATCAAAATCATGTTATTTTATTAAACCTAAAATATGTAAATTATTATACGAATCAATGAATACATTTAAATTACGTTTTAAACATCTTTTATGTAAATTTATTAATGATAATAATTATACGGTACTATTTTATAATAAAAATACATTTGTAGAAGGTTCTAAGATAGGTATATATCCATCGTCTGTCAATCCCAACAATTATCTCTATTTTAATAATAATTATATAGAATTGTCTAAAATTTCTAATAAGCAAATTGTTGACAAAGAAGATATTATAAAAGCGATGGAACTTTTCAATAGTAATAATTTTGATTCACCAGATTTTTTCAATATTTTATCCATATTATATGTTAAAAATAAAGATTATGATAATGCAAAGAAATATTCATTAGAAGCTCTTGAATGTATGAAGAAAAACAAAGGATATCTACAAAAAAATAGCGAAATTTTAAATAATTGCATCAATATGTGGCAATATGAACAAAATATGTTAGAAGATTGTAAAAAATCTATTCCTAAATATTAAACTTGGGAAGAGCCATCTTGTGATTTTTTAGATAAAGTATCTAATTGTTTAGCCAATTTGTCTACAATTTTTTCTATTTTTTGTATTCTTTGTAATAAAGCTTCGGCATCTTTTTTGCTACTCATCATTACCTGTGCAGATGCTTCTAACGCAGCATCAGTTTTGCCACCGATAGTAGTTATTTGCGCTTCTAATTTAGCAACTTCTTCGCTATTGTCAACAGCATTTGATGCATCTCCGCTACCCCCCATATTAGCTAATTTGCTTTCAATTTGTAAAATTCTATAATTTAAACCCGATAAAGACATATTCTATTCTATTATTAATCTAATATAATAAATTATTTTATTTTTACACAATAATATATAAAAAATGATTATATACCTTTAATATTAGAAAGATTAAATATGATTATTCCTGTTAGGTGCTTTACTTGCGGTAGAGTAATGGCTGATGTTGTTGATTATTATGAAAAAGAGAAAGCGAATATTGATGAAACAAAAAAAGTAGATAAACTTTATAAAAACTTTGATAAAATTCATACCGGTAAAATTTTAGATAATCTAGGGTTAAAAAGATATTGTTGTAGGAGAAATTTAATTGCAAATATTGATATGATGGAAATTATTTAAATTATCTTTTATACGATTAAAGTAGATTAAATAATTCAATTATGGAAACATCAAAACTTGAAA